AGTAACTGTTTCAGCTTCAGTTACAACTAGCGGTAGTTTTGGAGTTTTAATTTTTGCTGTGAGCAAAATTTTATCCTCTTCAACACTGATATGTAACCACCCACCGTTTTTAAGTTCTCCAAACAACATCATCTTAGCAAGGTCACGTTTGATTTCTTTATCAATAGTACGTTGCAGTGGACGAGCACCCATCTTGGAATCAAAGCCTTTTTCGATCAACCAATCAACTGCTTCGTTATTGATTTTAATACGGATACCCTTTTCTTTGACTTGATCACGCATTTCGTCAATGAACTTGTTAACGATCTTGACCATAACTGGTTTGCCAAGTTTCTTAAATGTAATAATACCGTCCAACCGATTACGGAACTCTGGTGTTAAAAATTTCTTCAAATCCACATCGCTATACTCTTTGTCTTGTGCTCCAAAACCAATAGCATTCTTTTCAGCTGATTGAGCGCCAGCATTGGTTGTAAGGATAAGGACAAGTTGCCTACAGTCAGCCTGCTTACCATTTGAACCAGTAATAAAACCATTGTCCATCATTTGTAGCAATACTGTGGCCACGTCCGGATGTGACTTTTCAATTTCATCAAATAGTAACACAGCATTGGGACTTTCTTGAATCTGCGTAATCAACAATCCTGAATTTTCTTCAAAGCCAACATAACCTGGAGGGCTACCAATCAACTTACTGATACTGTGTTTTTCTTGATACTCTGACATATCGAAACGTAGCAACTTGGTACCCAAGTGTTTAGCCAGTGCCTTGGCTGTTTCAGTTTTACCTGTACCAGTCGGTCCCATGAACACAAATGATCCAACAGGTTTGTTTTCTGATTTAAGTCCTGCCTGTGCAACTATAATCTTATCAACGATTTCTTGTAGTGCAGTGTCTTGTCCGTACACTTCTTTAGCAAGATGTCCTTGTAAATTAACAAGTCCTTCGCTTTCTTGTTCAGCAACAACTTCTTCCGGAATTTGAACCATCTTAGCAAGTTCAAAACGTATGCCTTCGGAATTGACCACCCGTTCGCTGTCCGGCATTTTTAAATTAAAACGACTACATGCAACGTCGATTAGGTCGATAGCTTTATCTGGCAATTTTTTATCTGCTTGATATTTTACACTCAGCTTGATTGCTTCTTGCAACGCTTCGTCTTTGATTTTAACTTTGTGATGTTCTTCGTAGTATTTTTTAATGCCTTTAAGAATTTGCATTGTTACTTCTACAGTTGGTTCGTCGACTGTGATACGTTGGAATCTGCGCATCAATGCACGATCTTTTTCAAAGTGCTTGCGATATTCTTCCCATGTGGTACTGGCAATAACTTTGATAGTACCTTTGCTTAGTGCAGGCTTCATCATGTTGCTCAAGTCGTTTGCACTGTTGCTGGCTGAACCAGCACCGCTAATCATGTGTGCTTCATCGATAAACAAAATAGTCTTGCCTTTTTTAGCAAGACCTTTGAGAACCAGTTTAAAGCGTTCTTCAAAGTCTCCGCGATATTTACTGCCAGCCAGCATGGCACTGATATCCAAATTAAACACTTGATATTCTTTTAAGAAATCCGGAACTGCACCTTTGACAATGTTAAAAGCAAGACCTTCTGCAATAGCAGTCTTACCAACACCTGGATCGCCAACTAAGATAACATTGTTCTTACTGCGTCGACCCATGGACAGTGCAATATTTTCCAGTTCGTCCACACGACCGATTACTGGATCAATCTTGCCTTTTTTAACCATTTCGTTGAGATTAGTTGTAAAGGCTTTGAGGGCTTTATTGCCTTGTACGTCACTTTGATCCATCTCTTCTTCTTCGCCACCTTCTAAGTTATTATTAATGAAATCGGCGAATTTATCTTTATCGATTTCTGCTTGTTGAATGTAAAAATGTGCCCATGAACGTTTTTCGCTCATCATAGCTAGAAACACATCTGTACTTTCAATGCGCTGACGCCCATTGAATAATACTTGTGTGAATGCTTTATTAAGTACACGTTCAACTACTTGTGTCTTTTTAGGCTTGGCTACAGGCCCAGCCGCAGTAATTTCATCGCATTTATTTTTTAAGTAATGTTCGAGATTCTTTTTAATATATTCAGGATCACTGCCATATCCCTGGATAGCATTTGAAAATGATTCTTCGCATAACATAGCAAACAAAAGATGTTCTATTGTTAAGTATTCATGATTAAGATTCTTAGCTGTATCGATAGCTTTTTCAAATACTGCTTGTAAATTGTCGCTTGGTTCAACCATTTAATTTCCTTTGTTTTTTCCGTGCCATCTTTAATTTTAAATCACTTACATATTCTGTAAATGTTATCCCATTCAAATGATCCAATTCGTGTTGGAAACATCTAGCATCTAGGCCTTCAAGTTCTATTATACACTGTTTACCAGCGTTGTCAAGATATGCGGCAGTAATTTTGTTATGTCTTTCAATCTTTAGCCAAAGGTTTGGAAAACTTAAACAGCCTTCTTCGCCTGTAATGAAATCGTTGTCGCCAAACATGATCCATGGATTAAAGCATCCAAACTCACGCCCGTCAGTTGTACGCATGACAAATACTCTACGCAACAGTCCGATCTGATTACCTGCCAATCCAATAGCACGACTAGCCCTCATCACTTCTAACATCTCACGTTCTATAACAGCCGCATTAACATGGTTCTTAAAGTCCCAAGGTTCTGCTTGTTGTTTAAGAATTGTATCATCTTCCGTGTGTAATTTCAGCATCAAGTTGTCTCAATCGTTCTATCAGATTTGGATTAGATATAGCTTTAGCTCTGATTTTTACTACTGCTACAAACCGACCTTTGTTTCTAGTTTGTATATTGGTAAAACCCTGTCCGTTACTTGCAAATTCAACACCCGTTTCAACCCCTGGACGAATATCTAATTCAATATGTTGACCGCTTAGTGTTCTAACACTTTTTCTGCAACCTATCATAGATTCGATAGGACTAATTTCTACGGTAGTATACACATCATCATTGCGTCTTTCAAAATTAGGATCTCCCATAACTATGATAGTTACATTAAGATCGCCGCGCTGGAGTTGTGAATGGCTGTCGTCACCTAATCCATTATATCTAATAGTTTCGCCGTGCGATATACCAGCCGGAACATTAATAACAACTGTTTGTGTTCGTCCGCTTGGTAGTTGATATTGTGCTTCTAATTGTTTGCCAAGAAAACTATCAAGAAGTGTAACTTGACATTGTATGTTTAAATCTCTATTCTTGCGTTGTTGTCGATGCATTTGTCCAAAAATATCTCCAAATGGATGGCCACCACCGCCAAACATTTGTGCAAACGGATCAAAGCCGCCGTTGCCAGTATGGAAATGGAATTGTTGTCCTTGCGGGAATTTACGTTGTTGGTCGTATTCAGCACGTTTTTGTGGGTCGCCTAAAATATCGTTGGCAACACTAATATCTTTGAATTTGGCTTGGTCTCCACCCTTGTCTGGATGATGTTTATTAGCCAAAGTTCTATATGCTTTTTTTATTTCGTCTGGGCTAGCATTTTCGCTAACACCTAGTGTTTGGTAATAATCAGTCATAGTCGTAAAAAAGGCTCCGTTTATAGTATTAATTATACTATTTTAAACGAAGCCTGTCAAGAAATTGATTACTTTTTCTTGCCGTCTGGTACCTTATCGCCTTCGACTTTCTTGTGAACTTTGATTTTTTTACAATCTTCTGTTTGCTTGCCAGTTTTCTTATCCATAACAGCTTTACCTGCTTTGTCTACTTTTGGTGTGCAAACTTCTTTAGTTTCGCCGCCAGCAAATGCTGTGCTAGCAAGTGTAATGGCTAATAGTGCTAATAATTTTTTCATTTTATTTTCCTTAAATTGCTGGCTGATCATCTTGTGGGACAATCTTTTTGCCACTTGCTGTTGTTGCTACAGGTGTTGTACCCCAACTTGCTGGTGGTGTATAACTTGTGCTTGGTGCTGGCACTGGAGGTGTGCTTCCAAAGCCGCCTCCGCTAAAGCTACTTGTTGGTGCTGGAGAACCGAAGCTCCCTGTCGGTGCACCAAATCCTGTCGCAGGTGCGCTAGGTGTTGTAAACCCGCTTGATGGTAATTGTGCTCCGCCATTATTTGCTCCTGCCATTTTCTCTTGAGTACGACCGAATGCCGCAATACCTAACACTGCTCCCATCGCGATGTGGAATAATCCAGCACCCTGTAATGTAAGAGGATTCCATTGTGTAATTGGAGTGTGTGTGACAGTTTGTAACAAACTCCATAGGATTGGAAATAGTATCATGTCGAACATACACACGACCATGTACATCCAACCCATCATTGGACGCCATTTGGCGTTCATCCAATCTTCTTTCTTTTGTTCGCTTGCGCTCTTTACTTCGTCTGCCATGGTTCGCTCCTTGGGCTATTACTATTATTTAGTACATGCTTGCTATATTTACTAGTGCTTCTAAAGCCGCATTAACTGCTATTTTTACTTGTAAATCATGTGCTGATTCGTTGATGTTCTTTTCATGGGCTAGATCTTCTAACATTTCCATAAATTCGCCTTTGCTAATTTGCCCACTAGCCAAGGCATTTTTCAAGTCATTTGCACGAGTAGCTAGGTCTTGTAAACTCGGGTCGCCTGTATTAAACAAAGCTTCTAATTGTTGTTCTACGCTCATCTTGGTTTCTTCCCTATAACGTTTTGTATAGTAACAGCGTTCCGTTCGATACTACTAAACTTGGTAGTACAATACATCATGCTAACTGGCTCTGTGCCTTTGTAACGGTCACTTAGCCCTTTAACAATTTCTGCTAATTCTGCGCTCATTTTAGTAGCTTCTTCATTGCGCGGAATACTTTGAGTGTAGTTTTTCAACTCTACAGTAGTGCGCCATATGCTGTCTACTTCTTCGACTACTTCGGGCTTACCACATTTTGACGCACCTAAGTTTGCCTGTGTACGTACACGATTAATTAACATGTATTCGTTATTATCAAATCGGGCCATCATGTATGCATCGATTAATGCACAACCAGACAAGCCCCATACTGCTAAAATTACTAATAATTTTTTCATTTGATGCTCTCAAAGATTTTCTTTTGACTATTATACCACTGAGTCCATGCATCTATTTTAATCTTACACTCTTGATACTGTCCATAGTTTTCAGTAACTACTGTAACAACTTCGCTTAGTTTAGTAGTACCTTCAGGAATAGTTTTTAAGTCTGGGCAAGATGCTTTTAATTCTTCAGGAACTTGTGGAAAATTCATCGTTACTGGAACACTGGTAGCACAAGCTGATAAGCACAATGCTAGTGCAATGATAATATATTTCATTTCTTACCTCCTGCGGCTTGATTTAAAATACTAATAGCTTCTGCATCGACCTTGCACTCTGCATCCATTTTTGCGGCTTCTTTAACAATGCGTTCTTGTACAACTATTTGCACTTCTTTGACAGTTTTTACTTTGTCTCTGTATTGTGTCTGAATAACAGTATTTGTTTCTTTAGATTTAGCTTCAGCCGCCACTACCTTTGCTTCAGCTTCTGCAACTTTGGCACGCCATGCTAATTCTGTATCATAGCCGCCGCGTAGCCATACACCTAGCACAAGTAATACAATGCCAACAGGTTTTAGATATTCAACATATCTGCCGTATACAGGTATAAACTTGCCAAACCATCCGGCAAATACTCCGGTAAGGCCAACAGCAATGATACCCCAGTAGACCCAGTTGAGTATTGCATCTGGTATAATGCTAAACATCCAAGTAAATTGCCCCATGGCTTATCCTTGTAGTACGTGTATTGCGTGAGTATAATGTTTTTGGCGATCTTCTAATCCCAATGTACCACCGTTAATACGTTTGGTCATTGTTAGAATGTCGCCTGAATCTGCAAACTGATTTAGGTTGTTAGCTTCCCAGAACCAAGCCGCACTTTGTACACAACCTTCAAATGTTGTTAGATGTTCACTTGCTTCGTCTAGAGTTTGTTCAGTACTGGCCGCATAACGACTGTAGTTGTCCTTGCCGGTTAACTGGATAAGGCCACGTCCACAGAATTTCCAACCATCACCCGACTCTTCAGGGCCGTTGCCCATACGTCCACCGTAAGCACGATTGGCAATTTTTTCTGGTTGCTGTGCGTACTGACGGGCTATGTCGATATTAGGAAAATAACGTGGCCATACTTTACAAAGACTTTCTGCTTTGTAATTTAAATTTTCTTTGATAGCACGAAAACCGCCTGACTCGTGTGCGCATTGCGCTAAAAATGCGGCCACACGCTGTACTGTATTAATATCATAGTCTGGAAGAATTTCACAAAGTGATTCGTACCAATGATCTAAGTTTGGGTTACCAGGGATAATCTGTGATAGTTTTTCTTTGGTAAAATTAAATTCAAAATCCGCCATGTGCTTTCTCCAATATTAAGGCATACCCGTCTTTTTCTAATATAAACTTAGTACCCACTTTGTTTATATTATAGTTGCCAATATACTTTGTTAGATAGATAGTTTCAGCCATGCCGTTACCTTCTAACATAATCGGGCCTTTTGTCTGTTCGTGCATTTCTTGCTTAGATCCAAAATCAACAATTTTTAAAGTGATAGGATCTTTGTGGATACGTTTTAGTGTAATTGTTTCGCTTAACAATTTGATATCATCTATATAACTACTACTAAAAAATTTACTAAAATTATTTAACCCTTCGGTTTGAACAGCATTGTCATATGCATCACCATCTAAAGGAATAGCTTTTTTTAAATTTTCTAATGTAGCTTCTTGGCTTTTAAATTCTTTATGATAACGAAATCTAAAATCATCGATACCTGTTAGTTTACTAAGTCCGTCTAACATTTCCATAATTTGTTCTGGAACATGTTTGCTACGTTCTAATTCTGCAAACACACGATATTTTCCATCATCGAGCTCGCCTGTTGTGGCTTCAGAATCTAAAATAAATTCGTATCCCATCTCTAAGAAACTTTCTAAATCTTTAGCAGGATCTCTGGAATCCACAGTAAACGTTAATACAACAGTTTCGCGATCGTCACCGATTTTACTTTGATAATTATCAATCTCAAAAACATTTTTTACTAAGTTTTTGAGATCTTTCTCTCTTAATGATTCATTAATATTCATATTATGCCGCCATTGGTGCACCGGCTGGCGGAGGTGTCATTGGTGCGCCGCCCGGTGGAGGTGTCATCCCGCCTGGCATTGGTGCCGGTGCAGTATTTAATTGATTAGCCGCATTGGTATCTAATGGTGTCGGCGGCTGTGTTGCCATGCCATCGTCGCCTAGTTCTTCGCGCATTCTGTTCATGTAACCTTTGTAGATATCAAATACTAATTTTTTAGGCATTGTAATTTCCACTACCCAGATAGGCTTACTATCCATTTTGCCTTTTTTAGTTCCTGGGCGAATATCGTCAGGTGTTTTGATTTCTCGTGCTTCTAATAGATGTGTTTTCTGATAACCAATTTTGCATCCAATTTCCATCAATCTTTTGGCCGCCATCGGGTCTGGCATCTTATCACGTGGCCACATAAAGCCTGCTGTAATCCAGTGACGTTCAACTTTAGGCCCGTACGCTAATTCGCCGTCAATCCAGTTTTTATATACGTACATATCCATCTCGTCTAATACACGTTCAAAGTCTTTAAGCGCGGCTAAACTAGTATTGTTTTCGTATAATTCTTGTATGTTCGTAATAACGTCTATAATGTCGTGGTGCATGATTTGTCCCTAGAAGCTTCTACACTTATTTAGCTGGTTCGAAATCATAACGTATCACTTTATTATTCTGTGTATTCTGTAAATACAATGTAGGACGAACGGTAGTTATCGGGCGGTCACTACAGTCGTTCTACATCCCCAATGTAGGAGACATTAAACAATGAGTAAGCAAAGAGTGAAAAAACGTTTTACGTCAGAAGTTAACGTGTTAGATTTTCAACCATATCTTCCGCAGAAAAAGCAGAGAGTAAGTCTGTATGCGCGAAGCCCGAACCAACAAACATACCTCCAAAAGTTACAAGATGAAACCAAAAGTATCGTCTTGGCTATTGGCCCAGCAGGCACGGGCAAAACCATGCTGGCTGTGCAGAATGGTATCAAACAGTTTCAGGAAGGTTTAGTTGATAAGATCATTGTTACAAGACCCGCCGTTTCCGTGGACGAGGATCTAGGATTTTTACCAGGTACGCTAAATGAAAAAATGGCACCCTGGACAAGACCTATATTTGATGTTCTAGGAGAGTATTATCAAACCAAAGACATCGCTAAGATGTTAGAAGAAGGAGTGATAGAAATAAGTCCACTAGCTTACATGCGTGGACGCACATTCAAGAATGCCTATATTATTGCAGATGAAATGCAAAATGCGACAATCAATCAAATGAAAATGCTACTGACCCGATTGGGAGAAGGGTCTAAGATGGTAGTGACAGGAGATTTGGCGCAAGCAGATCGTGTCAATGATAATGGATTAGTGAACTTTTGCGGCTTATTGACCAGCAAGACACTAAAACATATTGACATTGTGCAATTTGACCACAAAGATATTGAACGTCACAATGCAGTTAAGGAGGTGTTATCGCTGTACGGTGATTAAACCAACGTCAAAAGAATAGGGGCGTTGTTGCCCCTATTTTTATATCTGTGTTACTGGTATACCCGATTTTTCAAGAAACGTGACACCACTAGTATCCCTATAAGAGTTCCTATATAGAACACTGCCAATACCACTTTGGTAGATAAGTTTGGCACAGTCCAAACATGGAGCATGGGTAATAAACATAGTAGCACCCATACCAGATTCGTTAGATTTAGCCAACTTGGCAATTGCGTTAGTTTCAGCATGAAGTACCTCAGGTTTACTTTTAAGTGTGATAGTATCGTCACTATGTTGAATAACATCTTCGCAGTCATTATTCCAACCGCTAGGCATACCATTGTAGCCTATGCTAATAATACGGTCGTCCTTGACTACAATAGCACCCACATGCAATCGCTTTGCTGAACTTAATTCTGCAAATCTTTCAGCCACATCCATGTAGGCAATTATGAATTTGTCCTTCATATGGTAGTGAGTCTAATCAATACCGACGACAAATTAATCTCTGGATCCATTACAAGTGTATGATCAATCATGCCTTGTTTGATAATATGAACTGCTTTGAATTGTTTTGGCTCATCACCAAATATTTCAACGTTGTCATACAACCAACGAAAAATATCACTCATTTCTTCCGGTCTAGCTTTGCCACATAGCAGTTTACGTGCTTCGCTAATCTTGCCCTTTTTAAACAATTCGACCATTTCAAACTTGTAATCTAAACTGTTTGCATCTTCCTTATGAGGAGCATGTAGCGCACCTTCACTGGTATTTTGTTGTAGCATGTTAATACATTTACGCAAGTCTGGGTAGGTTGCACTCACATACAAATCCAATGTTTCCAGATCAAACTCAATATTTTCTTCCACTAGGATTGTGGCCGAACGTGCTGTAAATTCTGTTTGGTCTAGTTTAGTAAAATGAAACTGTTGACAACGACTGTGCAATGCCGGCACTACCATGTTGGGATTATTACAAGTAAGAATAAAACGGGCAAAGCTACTGTATTCTTCAACAATGCCTTTGAGCGAGTCTTGTGCTTGCGGACTAAGTCGATCTGCTTCGTCCAGCAATACAACTTTGAACGGACCCCAAGCAATGCTACTGATAAACGGAACAATCTTATTACGTATAAAATCAATACCAGTTTCACGTGACGCATTAACCTCAAGCACATCAGCTTCTTCGATGCCAATTTCATTAACCAACATCTTGGCCATGGTAGTTTTGCCAATGCCTGGAGGACCACTTAGTAACAAGTGTGGAATACTTTTGTCTTTGATCCAGCTTTCCACTTGACGTTTTTGCCCGCCATCACGCCACACATATCCGTCAATGGTGCCTGGACGATATTTTTCTACCCATAATTCGATCATTGTATTACTGGCCTTTGAAATGTTTTAACTTTGTCTCTACTTGATGAAATATTATCAACCATTCGGTTGTAATCTTCTTCACTCATAGCACTTTTATAAATGGTCAACGCCTGTGCCATCATAATAGCCGCTACTTCCATAGCGCCATGTTCTGCGCACATGTGATCTGCAAATTCTAAAAATGTGTCGTACAAGCGTTGCAATTTGGCATCGTTCATACTAGTTCCTCTGCAATGCCCAATACTTCTGCTAGAACTAACAACAAGCCAGCGGCTTGAATGTATGGGTTCATTTCTAACCAACCGCCACCTGCAAGTGCCAAACCAGCCGCAATTCTAAATACACTCTTGATCATGCTAACACTGGTATGCGTAAAAAACTTGTTAGGTGCGCTTGCTGGTTCTGCATCTAAAACACTTTTTGCTTTTTTAATATCGTTTACAGCTTCTTGATGTGTGCTCATAATAATCCTCCAATAATGTTTATTATACAGGTGAAAACAGGGCTAGTCAATAGCCCTGTTGCTCAATTTCAAAATTTATTGTTCGAAGCTTGGTCGACTAAACGTACTTGGATCAAATGTTTGATGAGTAACCTGCCCATGAACACCAAAAGTATCTTCGGCAGGAGGCTCTTCACTAACGACCAAAATAGCTTTGATGTCAGCACGTCTGATAGTAAGCTCAGTACCATCTTCCTCCACAACAATAACCCCACGGGTCCATCGCCCATGTTCAAGTAAGATCCATTCGCCAACTTTTACATCTTTTTGTTCAGGACCAATCGCCCAAACACGACCCCATCGATGTCTAACACCTTCTGATTTACCATCATCGCTAGGAAGTACAATACCGCCTTTGGATACTCGGGCATCAAAATTCATATCTGTGACCAAAACATTGTCACGAATTGGGATGAGCTTTCCTGTTATTTTACTAGATAAACCTGCTTTAATTGCTAAACTCATACACCGCCCGATGGATCATTCGCTTGCTGTTTTTCAGCTAACAATTCTTCGCGTGTTTTAATAATTGCACCGCCTGCCCCTAATTTGTCGCCACGGGCATTGACTCGCATATTGCCAACAGCAATAGTCATTTCGTTTTGGTTAATCAGTTTACCCATATCAATCTCTTTGCCTTGCATTGTACGATAAACTTTTTTTGGTTGTTCTTTCATTCCCATATTAATCTCCTGGATTATAGTATTACTTATCTACGTAATTCCTGCTAGTATAAATTTATGTCAATCAATATTGCCACAGGTAAAATTGAAAGAAATAATAGTTTTGCGAATATCTGAATGTATTTCCGGCGCCCTATGAATAACATAGCTGGGAAATAAAATAATATCTCCTTCTACTACATCGGGCGTGATTATATTTTCTCTTGACAATGGGTCCCGTATTTCTGTAATAGGACTAGCAGTATCTAATTCCAAGTAATAAATTCCCACCCATGTTTCTCCATGACAATGCCATTTATGAAAATCGCTTTTTATATACTGTTGAAACCACAAATTTCCTATATTAACTCCGGTATAGCCTACATTGTGCATCATCTGTTGTAGTTTTCTTCGAAGTATCGGATAAAATAATTTAGCCCACGATCTATCCATATTTTCACTATCACGCCAATCTACTTTGCTTACTCGGTCGGCTGTATGGTCCCAGTCTACTGGACGCGGCGGCTCTAATGGTAAATCTTGGATAAGACTCAATATCTTATCTTTAATTACTGTATGTTGTTCTATCTTATCTACCAGATAAAACGAATTCATATGGTGCTTTTGCATGTTATCTTAAAAATTCCTGCCAGTCTAAATTATATTTGATACTGTCTATTTTGTGTACGCCTATCAAATACAGCACATAACTGGCAACACTCGAACCTCTGCCTACACCCCAAACTACATTATTTGCCTGCATAGTATCTACAAAGTACTTGAGCCATCGCAATAAATCCATCATGTTGCGTTCTTTAAACGCGGCCAATTCTTCGGTTACTCTAGTGTGTTGCGGATCCCATGGCGGAGTTTGTTCCCATATCCACGCTTCGATATCTAAGGTTTTATACTCATCTGGCATACTCCAATTACTTTGGCAAGCCGCATCGTAGTCATTTACTTCAAAATGAGTTTCGTAAGGTTCTAGGAATTTGAACCCCAGTTGGGTTTCTAAATTTTTAATTTCGTCTGTTCGTTCAACAAGCATGGTGTCGTTGACATCAAATCGATGGCTTTGATATAAAGCATCAAAAATATCTTGTTCGTTGAATACAGGATTGGAATACTTGTCTAGGCGCATAGCCTATATTTTAACTGAGCTTGATTAGATTGTCAAGGTTTTTATCTTTCATTTGTTGCTCAATCATTCGGCGATTGCGTTCGCCAAGTTCAATGCGTAACTCATCTAATACATTGGCAATTTGTCTTTGAATATCTGGATTACGAGTCATAAAATACTTTTTAGTAAGATCGCTAATCTTACTATGAACTTCTTGATCTTTTAATCCAGATAAATCACCGACTAGTGGATGCATTAGTTATATTCGCCGATATAACGAAGATAGACGTTAGCACCTGCATCACGTGTCCATGCTTCAATAACTTTTGGATTATCACCCGTTAGTGCTGTAATTGTTGTAACAACAGTTGTATTTGAACCACCGCCAGTTGGATTAAATGACACGCTTGGACTACTAGTATATCCGTCACCAAAGTTAGTAACATTAATTGCGCCAACTCCAAATGTCATAACAACACGGGCGCCAACACCAATACCAATTAATGGACTTGTTGAATACGAACTAGTTCCTAATGGTAATGATAATGTTCCGCCTGAGATAACAATTAAGCCACCAATTGGGCCGGTATTATCTGCTGTTGTAAATGTTATAGTAACACCACTTGCAGTTGCTTGAGCATTTGCACTCATAGTGATTGTACCTGCACTTGCACTAAATGATAGTACTGTAGTGCCTGGAGGAATACCAGCGCCTGTAATCGGCAAGTTTGCCACAATATTTCTAAAATCTGTGACGTTAGTTAAGTTAGCTTGCGTGTTTGTTGTGTTAGCAGTAAATGTTTGATTCAATGCACTAACTTGTAAAATAATACCAGTGTTTGCATTAACAATAATTTGATCGTTTAGTTTATAACCATTACCCGAATAACCACCTTGGATTGTAGCACTTACACAAGTATAGCTAGCCGTACCAATAGCTTGGCTACCGTTTGTTTGTAAGCCGCCGCCGCTGAATACAACAGTGGCCGCACTGGTGTATCCTGTACCTGGACTTCCAACCACCGCAGTTGCCAGGCTTTCTCCGCCAACTGTAATACCTTTTGTACTTGGACTATTTGGTAATGTTGGGAAAGCAACATCATAACGAATGGTACCTGCATTTTCTGTTGAGAAGCTAGGAATACGAACAGCAGTTTGGTCGCTGTATAGCATTACACGTACAGCCGCATATTTGCCAGTTGTCGGCCAATTTTTAAATGTCAACGTAGCGTTAGTAGCAAGTGTGACGCTTTGCAATGGGCCGTTAGTTAAACTAATATCTGTATTAGTAACAACAGTACCTAAATCTAAAGACGCACCATAAAATGTTTTAATAACAGCATTTGAAAGAACATTTTGACCAAAGTCGTTAGCCGAATTCTTAAATGCCGCATTGTTTTGAAGTGCGGTAATTTCAGTACTGGCTTGACCTAGTCCTGTTTTAATAACACCAAAGTTATCTCTAAAACCTTGGCTATTATTGTCCTGCCCTGCGACAGGGTATGTGGCATCTACTGAGCCAAAGTTGATTAAACTTGCGGTTGGGTTTGGCATACTATCATCCTATATATTTACTGTGTATTTATCGTTCGTTACACTATGGTACTGTGATTCTTAAACACAAGATATTTATCGCTAGAATATCCGGTAACGGAATCTATAATATAGCGATCTGCGGTATAATCCAGGGATTTAAAGTCAAATCCACTGTATTTTATGTTTATCATTATATCATCAGCAGTTCCCGGTTTACAATAACACAACGGAACAGCTAATTTAAATCCTAATTGTTGCTTTTCGCCCGGCTGTATACTTCGCATCCATAAAGGAAGATAGTTTCTTTCAGTGTCTCCGGTATCTGCAAGATTATTTCTCCAGTTTGTTACGCTGTTTATATAATGCTTTTTAGGAGAATTATCCGAAATATTATATCCTGTACTATCAATGGTCACGCTGTTAATAGGTCTATCTAGCCACGATTCTGACAAATTCATAACAGACAAATTACTAGGATCTGTCCAAATTGCATCGCTGATATCACTAGTTAACTTATAACGATCTCTTACATTATTAGTGATAAATTGTGAAGGTGCAACACCGTTGGGCTCCAGCGGGTCGATTATTTCCACATATATAACTTCATATACAGTTGTTCCGTCTTTTATAGCAAGTGCTTTTTTAACTTCTCCAAAATGGAAACGTTTGCGCTTGTTGTTCAACCCCATCGCACCTAAAAATTTAGCAGATTGTGCTGTTTCTATTCCAGCATAAATCAACATTGAAAGATCTTTACTAACTCCAAAGTTTAAATCGCCGGGTCTAAAAATACTTGAAGTTGTAAAAATATTAGTGTCCGTGATGAATTTTCTAAAATTTGATCTTTGTATTTGATCTAAGAATGGTTGAGTTTTTAAATTACTGTATAATTTCTGATTTGGAGTAGTTACAGTTATTAAAAAATTTCTGGTACTGCTGGTTAAGCCAAACTGATCTTTTACTAGCACTGTAAATTTATATCCCCTGTCAAAAGTTGTTGATCCTTTGTCTATACTGAATAGGGTAGAATTGCTGTCAAATATTATAAGTCCTCTCTTACCAATAATATCGTATTGATGAGTGTTGTCTACCGTAGTAAAGCCAAGATCTAAAGTAAATACTCCGTTATCGATAGTTGTAGTTCTAGATACGTTAGCACTACCAAATTGACTAACCTTGCCAGTAATTTCTCCGTCACTGGCCAGCGTTAGTCCTGGCGGCAAACTACCGTCCGATATAGTGTAAATTAAATTTGAATCAGTACTGGATCCTGCAACTATTTGCAAATCTGAAACAAAGTTGGCCGCAATTTCGCCCAGGTTAGAAGGACTAGACCAAACAATAGTGTTGTCTATTTGACCAATAATTCGTAGTGTAAAAGTTCTAGTAGAGACCGCAGGTTGTACGTCATCACCTTTTCTAGAAGCAGTAATTGTAAAAGTATATGTTTTTGCAATAGATGGTTGAAATGGAATACGGCCAGCTAGGTATACAATATTCCCTACTGGATTAAATGTTAACCCTGGGGGCAAGTTTTCTTCGCTATCAATAGTAAAAATTATCGGATAACTATCAACTATATCTAAACATTCCAATGCAAATGTAACATAGTTATCAGCTCTACATGCACCTAAATTATTATTGGTAATCCATATTGGTTCTTTTAGATATGTAACGTCTGCTGTAAATAATTCGCTGTCGTCTGTAATTTGTGTATAATCTGAACGGAAACTTTCTTCGCCTATGACAAAGATGGAAAATTTACGTTTTACAATAACACTACCCGTTGAAACACTTACTAAGAATTCGTAAGTTTGATTTAAACTTTTTGGAGGTTTGGTTGGAGAGCTGTAATCAAAAATAGCAGTATCGAATATATAACTGTCATAACCGCTCGAGCTTCTCAAGCCAAAATCATAATATGATGCATCATAAAAAGAATTGTCAAATGTACCATCTCCCGATGTGCGTACTTCAACACTAGGAACCGGTGATACAATACCAGTCAGTAAACCATTCGGTAGTAGGGTTACACCAGGCGGCAATTTGCCATCACCTGAACTAATAAAATATGTTAGTGGTTCGTTGTCAGGATCAAACGCATTAAGTTGATAATTTATTACAGTTTTTCCTAATGCAAATTTTTGCCCTCGCACACCAACAGGAAGTAATCCGCTTGGAGTAACAATTGTTGGTAGTTGGCCACCATTTACAACAATATTAAACGTTCTATCAGAAATTTCAGTACCTAATTGTGCTCTAATACAAAATGTAAATTTAGTAGTTCTAGCAACATTGTATGGATTACCCGCAATAAATGCTCCATTGAGTACTAATCCTTCAGGAAGTTTGCCTGAAATTATTTTAAATGTAGGAAGTGTTGGATTTGTTATAGTAGTTGGAAATGATCTTGCAGTAGCTAAATCAAATGTTGGATTAAATAAATCTGCACGTTCTACTGCTACAAACGCATCTTTTTGTAGTTTAATAGTATCGGTATTACGTAGAATTATATCAGATAAAGATGTGCCAGCAACCCAGTTATATTCCTCAGTAGGCCATTTTTGATTTTCCCAGTACAAATTATCGCCGTCTCTTATTTTAACAAATTGATCGGATATAATTTTATGGAATGTTTGACCTACCATTGCACCAGGATAACGATTTTCTGCTAGTCCGCCTACCCACAGTTCGACTTTATCAATGTCAATATATGTATTTTTTAATGCTGTTGCTACCGTAACATCACTGGTAATGTCTGAAAAATTCTTATATGCAGGTAAACCTAACAAGGTACGCATCTGATTTAATAATGGTAATCCTAAATCTCGGCCACGTTGAATATTTGTTGCGGCTAAATCTAGTGCGGCAGGAGGAGCGTCTAACAAATTACGCAAATCTTCAATAATATGTACGTCTAATTTATTTGTAATGTCCGCGGCCAGTTTACGCAAGAATCCGTCTGCACCGCCATTGCGTTCATAGTTAGGACCTTGAATACCAAATGCTTCAGCTAATGACAGCGCCTCTGTAATATTTCCTTGTTCGTCTATACGATCCTGCGCACCTGATACAATACTATGACCAAATCGTAGTGCGGCCGCTGAAAATTCTATAGGTATACTTGCATCAACACTTTGTTTAAATCCTGCGTATGCAGGTACAGTACCTATAACTTTTGGCAACCATTCGTCGTATGTTATCTTTTGGAATTCAGCAATAACAATAGCACGGGCACGTTGATATAATCTTTCCCCGTCCCAAGTTGGATGTAATGCAGTCAAGTAGTCAACTATCTTGTTATGCTCTCTTAACCATAGAGTTTGCATACTTAATAAATCTGGATTTTCATTGCCTCGAGGATCACCTAGTATATAATTGCCTTGACCATCAACTGGCGGGTACATACCATTTTGAGAAGTTCGTAATTTACCAGTTGTTGCTACACTTCCGCCTTCACGCAAAATAACAGGATTATTAAATGATGTTAGGCCTTGAGCTACACCTGGTGGGTACGCTACACCGTAAACAACACTAAGATCAATCCAGCCTGTGACATCATTTATTGTACGTCCTGGAACACCGTTAGCACCTGTACCCGGTGCTAGTTGATTTCGAGCAACTGGAATAAAACTTCCAGGTGTTAAATTTTCATCCCCTGCTGGAACAGTTACTGGAATAAATGTGTGACCTTCACGTGCAAATTCTAAATCGTGCGTTAAGAATTGTCCAAACGCATACATAAATCCACTGTATCCAGTTGGGTCAAATTCTTCGCCTTCGTTTACACGGTCCCATACCACATTATTACTAATAGTTCTAGGGTTAGGTAAATCAGTGCGCATGGCATATATGCCGTCTGCATAACTGTTTATTTCAGCACGGGCAAATAAAGATCCTGCTGAATTACGTAATGGTGCTGTTGGATGATGTCCAGTTCCATCATAAGGTGGAGGTGTTGGAGTACCAAACTGTGGAAGTATTGGTAAGGGAATATTTACAACCACACGTTCTTGGAATGTTCCGGCATCGAATAAAGTCGAACCCCCGTCAAAAGTTGTCCTTGCGGTGTCTAGTGCAAGATTTCCAGTAAGGCCGGATACACCTGGTAATGTGTATCCGGATGGTTGTGTCCAAATATTAAGCATCTTTTAATTCCGGCAATTTAGACAATTAAATTATACCAAAGTCTAGATTATTTCTAACTAATGGCCCTAGACCAGATGAAGTGTACCCCATGTCTAAATCTATATTATTATAATTTCCTATAACAACACCCATATCTATATTGAAACTGTTTGTTTGCATCAGCATGGCAAACATGGCATCCAGTACATCGACACGAATCCCATATATTGTAGTTTGCACATCTCCTGTTCCTACGGTATCGATCAATCTACGACCGTTAATATTTAAATCACCACCTAATGACGGTGCTGGGTCGTTAACAACTCCAGCCGCACTTTTTAAATCGATAATATTTACGCCAGGAACAATGTTAATACTGTTATCACTACTGGTTAAACTTTTAAATTCTGCGGTAGTATCGTTTTTATCTTTAAAAACACCCACTGTTGAACTAATAATTGTACCGTCAGCAGTTCCATAAATGCCGGGATCTGTGGGATAACGTAGTGTAATCTGTGTTGAAGAACTGGCGGTGCAGAACCAATGTCCGTTATACAGTGTATTCGTGTTGCCAGTTAGATAGAAATATTGATTAGCTACCGGTATAACACTTTGCTGACTGATAATTAGTGTTACTAAAAATGGGCCAGTGCCTGTCTTAGTTAAAAAACGATTAACAACAATGGTGTTTACACCCAAGTTTGATGCTTGGGAAATTGGAATGTCAGTTCCAAGCAACGAAAAGTTTTCGTTAACCTTCTTAAATGCCGTACGCAAGTCATCACCTGACCCGTCGTTTGCATAACTTCCTACATTAATCGTTTGAATTGGCATGTTTGCGCTCTCTTTAGTATATTTACCGTATTAGACTACTGTGACATACACGTCAGTGGTTGTTGTTCCAAAACTTCTGCAAGTGAATACATGGGTAGTACCATTCCCAATAGCAAACGTTGAAGTGTTGCCAATGGTGTTGCCGTTTGGTACGCCGTATGTAACTGTACAAGACGCACCGCTGGTGTTTGATAGCACTAAATCTACTACTTTGCCGACAGCAATATTACTATGTGCTATGGTTATAGTACTGCCTGCGGCTGTGGCTCGGACTAGTCTGTCAGTGCTATAATTTAAAGTAACTGTGCCTGCACCTGCAACTGACCCTGCACTTCTAGTAGTACTTGTCCCAGTGTAGGCTGTGGTTTGAACAGTTGCATCTGGGAATGTTAGTGCACCATCATTGCCAAAGGCCCATTGATATCCAGTACTAGCAGTAAAATTAGTACCTATGAATAGACCAACATTGTCTACCTGTATGTATTGTTTGCCATCTGGACTAACAACTCCGCCACCGCCTGTAGGTGCTACTAACCAACTTGAACCATCTCCAGATCCTCCAGCAGGCCCTGGATAACCATTGCGGATTAGACCACCGGTTGGTAATGTTATGTTACCATCTGCTCCTAGGGTAACTGTTTGACTACCATTGGTCAACTGTGTCTCACTTGCACCCCCGGCGTACAGTTCAGTGAAGTTGGCATTTATTTTAGTAAATGCTGTACGCAACGGATCACCGTTTTTGCTATTGGCCGCTGTTCCTGTGTTGATAGTTTGTTGTGCCATTATACTCTCCCGATAGCTACTTGGATAACTCCAGCTTCGCCGTTGTCTTTGTCTTCCAGTGCCTTGCCAATAATGCTACCCAGTTTTGGATCAGTTGCTTTTACAGCATAGCCCGGTGTACTGCTTGTTGTCAACATGTCGCCTTTCTTAACACGGCCCACTACCTTACATGGCACACGACCAGCCAATGCTATACAAACACGCACACCAGTCTGGCCTTCGTTCATTATGTAGGCTGGGTTAGTTGTTACCACACCAGCTGAACGTGTGTCGTTCATTGCATCAGTAGTTGTAACTTCTT